TCACCAGAGAAGATTATAGGCCATGACGGATCAGGAATATCTGTAAATAAAATGTTAAAAGGTGCAATAGACTTATCTCATTTAAAAAATGAAAACGCATGTATAACACCAAATGGTGCCAAGTTTAAAAATGATAATCAAGGTTTTTTACCAGAAATGATGGAAACAATGTACAATGAACGTGTTGTTTATAAAAAAAGAATGATTAAGGCTAAAAAAGAATATCAAAAAACACCAACACCAGAATTACAAAGAGAAATTGCTAGATGTCATAATATTCAGTGGGCAAGAAAGATTGCCTTAAACTCAGCTTATGGTGCAGTTGGTAATCAATACTTTAGATTTTATGATGTAAGACAAGCAAGTGGTATTACTACAGCAGGTCAATTTATTATTCGTTTCATTGAGGAAAAAGTAAATGGATATATGAATAAGATATTACAAACAGAGCATGATTATATTGTGGCCTCTGATACAGATAGTATCTATGTGACATTAGATAAACTTGTAGAACAAACATGTAAAGGTAAAGATAACGAACAAATATGTAATTTTATTGACAGAGTTGTCAATAGTAGATTAGAACCATATATTGAAAAGTGTTTTTCAGAATTGGCTGAATATTCAAATGCATTTAAAAATTGTATGGTAATGAAACGAGAAGTAATCGCCAACAAAGGCATATGGGTCGCAAAGAAAAGATATATGTTAAACGTATTAGATGACGAGGGTGTTAGACTTTCAGAACCTAAATTAAAGATTATGGGTATTGAGGCAGTTAAGTCTTCAACACCACAAGTTTGTAGAACTAAAATTAAAGAGGCAATAAAAATTATAATGAATAAAGACGAAGAAACTTTACAAAATTATATTGCAGAATTTAAAAAAGAGTTTGACGAACTACCACCAGAGGCAATTGCTTTTCCTAGATCATGTAATAATATTCACAAGTATAAAAACCCAGCGACAATATTCAGTAAAGGAACACCAATACATGTAAAAGGTTCTCTAATATATAATCATAAGTTAAGAGAAATGAAATTACAAAACAAATATCCTTACATACAAGAGGGTGATAAGATTAAATTTATAAAACTAATTGAGGCAAATCCATTTAGATTTGATGTCATTAGTTATATTACAACTCTTCCACAAGAGTTTGATTTATTAAAATATATAGATCGTGAAACACAATTTGAAAAGACTTTCCTAGACCCTATGAGGTTTATATTGCAATCAATTGGTTGGTCGCAAGAAAAGAAAGCAAGTTTGGAGGCATTTTTCGGATGATAAAATATAAAGATAAACTAGAAGATTTTTTTAAATGGGTTAAAGGTACAGAATTAGTTGAACTAGATGACATAGATGTATCAGAGGATCCTGTAAGACCTGAATTAACTTTGGGTTTTAGAATAATGCATGGTAGAAAAATATTTGGCCTAAAATATAATGATGAGATAGAGGCTATTGTTTGTGTTGCATTGTGTCCTGAAATACCATATACTGTAAGAGAAATGGATTACATGTCACAAGCAGCCAATCAAGATGGTCAACGTGGCGAGGTAGTGGTTGCATATACTGTATGGTCTCGTAAGAGAGGTGCAGGTAGAGAGATTATTTTAAAATTAAAAGAATGGGCTATACAAAATAAGTTTAAAAGATTGGTAACATTATCACCACTTACACCTATGGCCACGCACTTTCACATTAAGAACGGTGCAAAACAAGTACATATAAACGATGAGACTCAAAATTTTGAATACAAACTATGAAAGCATTAGACATATCATTTATTTTTTTAATAACTTTACATTGGGCATTTTCTATGGGAATGTTGTTCGCTGTAAAAACCACTTGGTCAATACCAAGATTTGTATTGATATGTTTAATGACTAGGTATTTAATTTTGAGTTATGGATATTAAAAAGAAATATAATATAATTTACGCTGATCCTCCTTGGCACTTTCAAAACTATAATAATGAAAGCGCTCAGACAAATCCTGATAAACATTATCCTACTATGACTATGAAAGACATAGAGAACTTACCAATTGGAGATATTGCAGATAAAGATTGTGTATTGTTTATGTGGTGTACCGATCCTTTACTACACAAACAGATACCATTGGTAGAGAAGTGGGGATTTGAATACAAGACCGTAGGCTTTACGTGGGTGAAGACAAACAAAAACAGACTTAAAAATTATTACTTTAAAGGTCCAGGTTATTGGACAAGAGCCAATACAGAAACTTGTATACTTGCGACAAAAGGTAAACCAAAGAGAGTAGGTGCAAACGTAGATAGATTGGTTGTAGAAGAACGTAGAGAACATAGTAGAAAACCAGATAGAATTAGAAACGATATAGTAAAATTATGTGGTGACTTACCACGTATAGAGTTATTTGCTAGAACTTCTATGCCTGGTTGGGATGTATGGGGAAACCAGGTTGACAAATTTAATTAATTGTGGTATAATATGAAAATGAAAACTCTAAATCAAGAACAAGCATTATATTGTGCTGGTATATTCAACGATTATTTTGAGAAGTTTAGTCGTATAGATGAATATATGAGAGATCAAAAGTTATCTCAAATAGAACATGTACCAACGGCTTTGCCTGGTATGGGTTTAGAGGGTAGTATATTTTCTAATTTTGATATGTCGCCTAAAGACATGGACTTTGAAATATTAGAACCAGATAATGAAACATACGATACACTATTAAACATGACATCATCACATACAAATATGTCAAGTGTACCTGGTAAAAATTTAAAAATCGCAGTGAGAGAAAAGAATAGTGGCCAATGGGTAGGTTTTATAAGATGTGGATCTCCTGTTATTAATATGAAACCAAGAAATGAATTGTTAACTCACGTACCAGAATTAACAAGTTTCAATAAAACTTCTATCATGGGCTTTGTCATAGTACCAACACAACCTTTCGGTTATAATTACCTTGGTGGTAAACTATTGGCTGCTATATGTTGTTCTCATACAGTTAGAGAAAAGTTAAATGCAAAATATGGTATGAACTTATGTTTGTTTGAAACTACAAGTTTATATGGTAATAGTAAATCATCTAGTCAATATGATGGTATGAAACCATATTTAAGATATAAAGGTTTAACTGATAGTGATTTTATACCTTTGATACATGGTAAACCTTTCCATGATCTCGCAACATTTGTTGAAAACAATGTAGGCAAACTTATTAAAGATGACGCTTCTAGTAGAAAGTTAAAACTAACTACAGCGATTATTGGTTTAGTAAAAAGAAGTTTAGATAAAAGTAATTTAGAAAGATTTAATACAACTATTAGTAATGCTAAAAAGTTGACAGAAAGAAAAAGATATTACGTTAGTGATTATGGTATCAAGAACTATCTAGATATAGTAAAAGGTAATACTAGCGACATTATAAAAGGCGATAATTGGGATAAATTTCACATAAATAATATTATAGATTGGTGGAAAAAGAAAGCTGAAAATCGTTATAACAAACTGAAACAAGAAGATAGATTAAGAACTGAATTAGAAGTATGGACACCAGACGCACAAATAGACATAATACGATAATGGCAATTTCAGAAAAGTCATACAAAGACCTAAAAGAATATTGGGACTACCAAAGAATACGAGAGTATAATTGGGAGAAACTATGTGAGGTGTGTAATAATATATCTAATAATTTTGTTTTTAGTAATGGTAAACATGGTGATGAATTGATTGAAAGTCTTTGGAACAAGATTGATCCTTCAGAGTTTGAGAAACCACCAAAAGATTGGGTACCAAAAGACAAGAAGTTGAGACTGTGGAATGAAGGAGAGCCTAAGCCAATCAGACTAAAATTTAAGGCATTTAAGACTTCCCAGGCTTGACAATTTAAAGTAAATAATATATAGTAGGAGAAATTATGAGTGATTTTTTGAAAGACATTATTAAAGAAAGTGGTAATGAATATGCAGGCCTAGTTAGTGATGGTATTGATTCGGCAGATGTAACCGGTTTTATAGATACTGGTTCTTATTCGTTTAACGCTTTATTATCAGGTAGTATCTTTGGTGGTCTACCTTCAAACAAAATTACAGCAATCGCTGGAGAAGCTGCAACAGGTAAAACTTTCTTTGCATTAGGTATTGTAAAGAATTTTTTAGACATTAATAAAGATGGTGGAGTAATCTACTTTGAATCTGAAAGTGCTATCTCAAAAGACATGATTGAAAGTCGTGGTGTAGATAGTAAAAGAATGGTAGTTGTACCAGTTGCTACAGTACAAGAATTTAGAAATCAATCAATTAAAATAGTTGACAAATATCTAGAACAACCAGAGTCAGGTAGAAAACCTTTGATGTTTGTTCTTGACAGTTTAGGTATGTTATCTACTACAAAAGAAATGGAAGATACAGCCGCTGGTAAAGAAACTAGGGATATGACAAGATCACAAATTGTCAAGTCAACGTTTAGAGTATTGACACTTAAATTAGGTAAAGCAAATATACCTATGATTATGACCAATCACACTTATGACGTGATAGGTTCCATGTTTCCACAAAAAGAAATGGGCGGAGGTTCAGGTTTAAAATACGCTGCCTCATCTATTATCTACCTAGGTAAAAGAAAAGAAAAAGACGGTACAGAGGTAGTTGGTAATATTGTTCATTGTAAAAATTATAAATCTAGATTAACAAAAGAAAATGCACAAATAGACGTAAAACTAACATACAAATACGGTCTTGACAAGTACTATGGTCTTTTAGATATGGCTGAAAAAGCAGGTATCTTTAAGAAAGTATCTACAAGATTTGAAATGCCAGATGGTGCTAAAGTGTTTGGTAAGTCTATTAATGATGATCCAGAAAAATATTTTACAAAAGAGGTATTAAAACAAATAGATGAATACGCCAACAAAAAATTCAGATACGGATCAGACGAAGAATAAAAAGTTTGTATATGCACAAAAGACAGGTGCAGATTACACAGCTATAAAATTACTTGAATCAAAATACAGAAATGTAATTTACAAGTATGGTAAAGTTGCGTTTGCTAAAGAAGAAGACGACAAAGGTAACTTGCCAATGAAGTTTGATTATGATATATTAAGTAATCCCGAAGACAAAGATATAGACAATCAAGAGTTTATAGATTACATTGGCGATATATTAATTGAGGTAATGGAAGAACAACTTAACGCAGGCAAGGTAGAATTTGAATAACGAAAGAATAGAACTAACTATATTAAGAAACCTTATGTACAATGAGCCGTACATGAGAAAAGCAATACCGTTTTTAAAAGAATTATATTTTTCTAACAGATCAGAAAATATATTGTTTACAGAAATAAATTCTTTCGTAGAAAAGTATAATAATTTACCTACAAAAGAAACTATACTTGTTGAAATGGGTCATAGAAAAGACCTGAACGATGATGAAGTTAGAAATACAAAAGAACTATTATCTACAATAAGTCCTGAAGATGTTGATCAACAATGGTTGGTAGATACAACAGAAAAATTTTGTAAAGATCGTGCTGTTCACAATGCAGTATTAGACGGTATTAAAATATTAGATAAGAAAGATAGTAAAAGATCGCCAGAGGCTATACCAAGTATATTGGCTGACGCATTAGCAGTATCTTTTGACAATCATATAGGTCACGATTATTTAAATGATAGTGAAGAACGATACAAATGGTATCATACTAAAGAGAAAAAGTTTCAGTTTGATTTAAGTTATTTCAATAGAATTACAAAAGGTGGTGTACCTAGTAAAACATTAAACATAGCACTTGCAGGTACAGGTGTTGGTAAATCTTTGTTTATGTGTCACGTGGCTGCTAGTTTCCTTGCACAAGGACAAAATGTATTGTATATAACTTTAGAAATGGCAGAGGAAAGAATTGCAGAAAGAATAGACGCAAACTTATTAGATGTATCTATGGATGACCTACATGCCATGCCTCAACAAATGTACCATGACAGATTACAAAAGGTACAAGATAAGACTAAAGGTCAATTAATTATCAAAGAATATCCAACGGCGTCTGCTCATAGTGGACATTTTAGAGCATTGTTAAATGAATTATCATTAAAGAAATCTTTTAAACCACAAGTAGTGTTTATAGATTATTTAAACATATGTTCATCAAGTAGATTTAAAGGTGGTAATATATCATCTTACTTTTATATTAAGGCTATTGCTGAAGAATTAAGAGGTCTAGCAGTAGAGTTTGATTTGCCTATATTCAGTGCCACACAAACAACAAGAACAGGTTTCGTAAGTACAGATATTGGTTTAGAAGATACGTCTGAAAGTTTTGGTTTACCAGCAACTGCTGACTTTATGTTTGCCTTGATGTCAAACGAAGAACTAGAACAACTAGGTCAGATGAAAGTAAAACAATTGAAAAACAGATATAATGATCCATCTTTTCATAGGTCATTTATAATTGGTGTAGATAGATCAAAAATGAAATTATATGATGTGGAAAATAACGCACAAAATATAGTAGACAAGGGAACTGAAACGAAAAAGGTAGATAATCCTTATGATAAGTTTTCAGATTTTAAAGTATAATGGCTAAAAAACAAAAAGTAAGATTTCAAAAAGGTGATAAGAGACCTAGATCAGACAAAGATTACGATAAGTTATCTTACACTAAAAAGATGGTTAAGAAAGGCCGTAAGATATTATGGCAAGTAAAAGAAAGACCTACAAATAATATAGTAGGAACATATTTCTTTGAGGAAGACGCAGACAGATTAGTAAAATTTCAAAATAAACATAGAGTTTGGGAGTTAAACGGTGGCATACCTAAATTTTTATGGTGCAATGGCGAGGTTAAATAACTTGCCTTTCTCTTATAAATATGTTATGAGAGAAATATGGCATATAATTTAGCAACACTATCAACGTTAACACAACACGTACCGTCTAATATAAAGAAAGATTTTACATCTTTACTATCAATGATGGTAGAGGGTGCATATTATGGTGATGATTCTCCTGTCACAAAATCTAAAGTCTACATAGTAAAAGTATCGCCAGACAATTTAAAAAAAGTTTTACCTATACTAGAAAAAAAGTATACTGCTAAGGTACAATCAGGTGCCAAGAAACAAGCAGACTTCATAGTACAAGATTATAAGATTAGATTTATAGAAACAGGTAAGAAGTCAGTAAAACAATTAGACGCACAAGTCACAGCAAAACAAGAAAATGCCTCACTTTGGATTATAAGAAGAGCATTAAAAGATAATATTAAGTATAAGTGTCCTGAAGATATATCTAAAGACAAAAAATTTAAAGAATTGGTTACAATATATCCTGACGTGGTAGAAGATGAATGGTTAGATAATTTCTTTGCACAACAGAAAAAAATATTAGAAGTGTTTAGAGGTAAATCATGGACAGAATATAACAGAGACGGTGGTTTTATGGATTATATTTCTAACTTAATAAGAGATAAGTTTAAGATTTCAAAAAAAGATAGTTGGAACCCTGCTGATATATGGTTAATTAAAAATGAAAACGATGTTAGAAGAACTATTAACAATGCAATGACAGGAAAGTCAGTATCTATATCTAAATTAAATGATGTGATGAAAACTTTATATAGTCAATATAAACTTGCAGGTATATCATTAAAAAAAGTTTCAGGTAAAGAAGCTAGATATGAAGAAGTAAATACTAAAAATGCATTGATGAAAGACGCTAAGTTTACCATGAAGTTAGATAGATCAGTTATGAAAATGGGTAACAAGTCAGATAAAACTTTAGTGTCTGCTGATATGAGAATAGATATAAAATCTGCTAACGATGTTTGCGAGTTTCAAGTTAGACAAAACGGAAAAGGATTTAATCAGAATTTAAAATTTGATGGTAAATTTAAAGGTGCTGGTGCAGCTCGTATAGGAAAAGTACCATTAGATTTACTAGCAAGATTAATGTCAGAGTATGGTATAGGAAATAATAGTAAGTTATTCTTTGTGAATAATCATAATTTATATCCTAAATCATTGGCTGCTTTTGACAAGGTCAAGTCGGTTTACCTAAAACGATTTAAGATAGTAAATAGAAAAACAGAAACGGGTATTGCAGACAGTAAATTTATTGAAACTATGATAAAATCATATAACAGTAATGACCTAAAGAACGGTGTATCACATACTAAACTAATGGAACTAGACTTTTTATACTGTATATACTCTATACCACAAGCAAAAAGAGACAGAATGTTGACAGATATGGTATTTTTAGCAGAGAAAAGAGGGTCACAATTTGGTCCATTTGGCAAGTTGTATTAGTATAAATATAAGTACATTGATATATTGAATGAGAAAGTGAATTAATTTATGGATAAAATGAGAGAAAAATGTTTAATTTTAAAGGTTTCATAACAAAAGAAAAAAACACACATTTAGAACATCTTGAAGATGATATAATCAACAGAGGTGCTAGAGGTGGAGAGAACGCTGTAAAGTTTCTAAAATCAATTAGAAACATGTTAGCAGGATCTTCTGGTGCCAAAGTAAATATGTCTGTCAAGTGGGACGGTGCGCCTGCTATAGTGTGTGGTATAAATCCAGAAAACGGCAAATTCTTTGTCGGTACTAAATCAGTATTCAACGCAAAACCAAAAATCAATTATACACCAGGTGATATAAGAACTAATCATAGTGGACCTGTTGCAGATAAATTAAATGTTTGTTTAAGAGAATTAAAAAAATTAAGAATTACAGGTATCTATCAAGGCGATTTACTCTTTACAAATGATACAAAGATACAGAATATAGATGGTGAGGCTATGATAACTTTTACACCAAATACAATTACATATGCAACACCAGTAAATTCTTCTTTAGGTAGAAAAATAAGAAGAGCAAGAATGGGAATAGTATTTCATACAAGTTATACAGGTAAAGATATGAAAAGTTTAGGTGCTGGTTTTGGCACTATATCTGGTAGATCAGGTAGTACATCGGTATTTTTAGCAAGTGCTGGCTATACAGATACTTCCGGTTCATCTACGTTTACTAGTGGTGAACTATCTAGATTTGATGGTTTAATTAGAATGGCTGAAGGCTCTTTAGGTAAAGCGTCTACTATATTAAATGAAATGTCAAGATCAAATGATTCTTTATCAGTTGGTTTTAGACTAAAGGCTTTCTTTAATCATTATATTAGAAACACACAAGGTCACATGGGTAAGGTAAAAACTTTACAAAAAATGTTTAGAGATTATTATACTAATATTTTAACGGAAGAAATAGCAAATAGAAAAACACCAAAAGGTAAACAAAAATACAAAGATTTATTAGATACTAATTTAAAATTTATAGATAGAAACGAACAATCATTATACTTTGCAATTGCGTCACATGTAAGTTTAGGTAATGCAAAGAACTTTTTAATATCAAAACTATCTCAAATACAAAGTATCGGCCATTTTATTAGAACATCAAACGGTTATAAAGTAACCAATCCAGAGGGTTATGTTGCAGTAAGCAGATCAGCTGGTGCAATTAAATTAGTAGACAGATTAGAATTTAGTAGAGCAAACTTTACTATTGCTAAAGATTGGGTAAAAGGATAATGATAGGATTTAAAGATTATATATTTAAGTTTCTAGAAGAAAAAAGACAGCCAAAGATTATTTTAATAGGTGGTCCAGGTAGTGGCAAATCTACTTACGCTAAATTTTTAGTAAAAGAATTTAATATAGATCACATATATCCTGGTGATTTATTAAGAAAAGAAAAACAAAGTGGTAGTGAAATGGGTAAAAGACTTAATTTAGGTAAAGGAGACTTTGCTCCGAATGACATAGTTAAGAAACTTGTATTTGACGCAGTTGATAAAGCAGATGGTTTTGTATTTGATGGTTATCCAAGATACATGCAACAAGTCAAAGACATGAACAATAAAGGTATAGTAATTAATAATATAGTATATTTAAATGTAAGTGAGGAAGAAGTTATAAGAAGATTAACAGCTAGAGGTAGAGCTGATGATAAACCTGAAGTTATTAAACATAGAATAGAACTATATCAAAAAGAAACAGGTCCGGTAATTGAACACTATAGAGATCATGCCGGTTTTATAGAGATCAAAGCTGAAGGCGCAGAGCCGGAAGAGATCGCAAAACAAATAATAAATAAGGTTAAAAACAAATGAAAACTTTTAAAGAATATGAAAACAAATTAGATGAGATAGATTCTATTTGTGAGAATATGAAATACGATGACCTTGTGGTTGAAGAATCTGAGCATGAGGGCAAGAAAGTAAAATTAAATAATCCTGTTCGTTCAAGTGATGGTAAAAAGAAATTTTACGTTTACGTTAAGAACGAAAAGGGCAACGTAGTTAAGGTTGGCTTTGGTGATCCAAATATGGAAATCAAAAGAGACGACCCTAACCGAAGAAAGAATTTTAGAGCGAGACACAACTGTGCTAATCCAGGTCCGAAATGGAAAGCAAGATACTGGAGTTGTTATCAGTGGAGAGCTGGCGCTAAAGTAGACAACTAATAGGAGTAATATAATGTATATAAAAGGTGGAATGAAAAAACTATCAAAAGCGATTGCAAAATCTACCAAAGAGAGTTTGGATAGAGAAATAGCAATAGCAGAAAAGGAGCAACAGATGATGGACGAAGCAAATGGTATCAAGTTTCCTACAAATCCAAGTGTAGGCGATACTGTAGAAGCACCAGAACCTGTGCTAAATGAAGATAGAAAAGGAGTTGATCTAGCAGATGGATCAAAACTTGAGGACATGTCAATAAAAGAAAAATTAGGAACATGGTCTCATAACTTTTCTCAATTAGAGGAAAAAGAAAAATTTTACTATTTACTTGAACAAGGTAAAGGTATAATTGAACTTGATGAATCTAAAAGAATTAACGGATACAGAATACATGGTTGTGTCAGCCAAGTTTGGATGATACCGTCTTTGAAAGAAGACAAAATGTTATTTGAAGTAGACGCTGATTCACATGAGGCAAGAGGTGTGATGTATATTCTACAAAACATAATGTCTGGCCACACACCAAAAGAAATTTTGGAAGTGACAGATGACGATATCGTAGATATAGGTTTCTATGGTGTATTAACTGAAAGAAGACGAAAAGGTGTTTTTGTAGTTATGCAGGCAATAAGAACTTATGCTAAAGATATGGAAGAAATACTAGACGAGGCGGCTAAAGCACAAGGTTAATATGAAAACACTAAAAGAAGTCACAGCATTTTTATCCGAGGGTGTATATGACCCAGGAATATTTAAAGCTTTCTTCTTAGCAGGTGGACCAGGCTCAGGCAAAACTTTTGTCACGAGTCAAGCCTTTGCAGGTACAGGTCTTAAAATAGTAAACTCTGATACAATCTTTGAAAGAGGATTGTTAAAGGCAAATTTATCTTTAAAAATGCCAGATGAGGAAGAATATTTTAGAAACATTGTACGAGCAAAAGCAAAGTTAACAGCCGGCTCGGCTTTAGATCAATATGTAAAAGGTAGATTGGGTTTAGTCATAGACGCAACAGGTCGTGATAAGACAGTTATAGGAAGACAACATTCTATGTTATCAGCACTTGGTTACGATTGTTATATGATATTCGTAAACACAAGTTTAGAGGTGGCCATGGAAAGAAACAAGACTAGATCAAGATCAATACCAGAATATATTGTAAAAAATAGTTGGAATAAAGTACAACAAAACATAGGGTCTTTTCAACATATGTTTAGGGCAAGTAATATGTTAATTATTGACAACAACAGATCAGAAGCTGAACTTGTTAGTAATACAATTAGAACTGCCTCATCATATATTAGAAGACAGATTAGAACTAATCCTAATAACTATATTGCTAAACAATGGATAGCAAAAGAACTAGAGGCTAAAAAAAGAATATGAAAACTTTTAAAGATTACTTAATCAAAGAGAGTATCATAGATATACCAAGACGTACATACGCTCCTGGTGTATTTGATAATGCTGATAGTAAAGACCCTAAAATAAAACCAAGCGTGAAAAAATTAATTGATGATCAGATAAAAATATTTGAGAAAGAATATCCAGTAATTAAAACAGCATTAATAGGTTCTATACTTACAAAGAGATATAGAAATGACGCTGATCTGGACATTAATGTATTGTTTGACGTACCAAAAGACAAACAAGAAGACGAAAGAGTCAATCTTTCTCAAAAATATTTGTCAGCAAAAAATCCAAAAAACATACAAGGTAAGTTAATACCTGGCACTAAACATCCTATTAACTACTACTTTATAACAGATCAAAAAACATATGACGATCAGAATAAAAAGGCTGACGCAGTGTTTGATATAAACAACGATAAGTTTATAAAACGACCTGAAGATTTTACTTTTGATACAAACTTATATATCAAAGAGTTTGAAAGAAAAGTACAAGAGTTAGATGTAGTAAAAGGAGAATTAAAACGTGATATAATTGATTACCATGAATTAGTTGAATTACAACCAGATGATATATTAAACTTACAAGAAAAGATAAATGAAAAATTAGAAGAAATAGAAAACAGTATTAAAGAGATAATAAAAATAGGTGATGATGTTGACGCAGATAGAAGAGCTGCATTTGCTGGTGATATGACACCAGATGAAATTAGAAAATATGGAGTTAAGAATAGATTACCTAAAAATGTTATCTACAAAATGTTAGAAAAATATCACTACTTAAAATTTTATAAGAAATGTAAAATGATATTAGATGATGGTAAGGTTACCGATGATGAGATAAAAAGTTTAACTAGTGAAGATATAGACAACATGAATGCAGAATCAATCGCTTCAGCATGGGACGATTTAATTAGAAGAACATTTAGACGTAAAGAAATGGGAAGAGGTTTACAACTGTATGTAAAATATTTAAGACAAGGAATGAAAGACGCC